ACAAAGATGATCTTCAAATTAATAATGTAGAATATCCAAATAATAGTATTCACTTTGTCAAAGACGCTGCTGAAAATTATGTTAATGGAATTTTAAATTTTGATTGAGAATATTTGTCAGCAGATTTGTTGGTATGACGATAATAATGTGTGCCTCGGCTGTGGGCGTATAGCCGAGGAGATTGTCGAATGGATAATTGCATCAGATATTCGAAAAGCTGAAATAAAGAAGATTGCAGGGGAAAGATTAAATGAGCGTAGAAAAGCTGATATTCAACAATTTGCTACACAACGAGGAGTATGCTCGAAAGACAATTCCTTTTCTTAAGTTAGAATATTTTCAAGATCCTTCTGATAAAATCTTATTTGATATTTTTAATACTCATATCCTAAAATACAACTCTATTCCTTCAAAAGAAAGTTTGAATGTCGAACTTCTTAATAGAGATGGATTGTCTGAAGATACGTATCAGAAGATCAAGGAAAATGTTAATGGGCTACAGAAAGAAGAGAATACTAAACTGCCATGGCTTCTTGACCAAACTGAAAAGTTCTGTCAAGAAAAAGCTATCTATAATGCAATTATGGCGAGCATTCAAATCCTAGATGATAAGAATGGAGTAAAGAGTAAAGGTTCAATACCACAGGTTCTTTCTGATGCATTAGCTGTTAGTTTTGATACTCACATCGGTCATGATTTTCTTGAAGATGCAAATGATCGTTATGAATATTATCATAAGAAAGAAATTCGTATTCCTTTCGATCTAGATTATCTTAATAAGATTACAAATGGTGGTATGCCACGCAAGACTTTGAATATTGCATTGGCGGGTACTGGCGTTGGTAAATCATTGTTTATGTGTAGTTGTTCAGCTGCTAATATGGTAGCTGGTCTTAATGTTTTATATATTACTATGGAAATGTCTGAAGAGAAGATTGCAGAACGTATCGATGCTAATCTTCTTGATACACCTATTGATCAACTTGCTTCATTACCAAAAGATGTTTACGATAAAAAAGTACAAAAGATCCGTGGTAAAACTATCGGCAAACTGATCATTAAAGAATATCCAACTGCTTGTGCTGGTTCGGCTAACTTCCGTCATCTATTGGAAGAATTAAAAATTAAGAAGAACTTTGTTCCAGATATTATCTATATCGATTATCTGAACATCTGTATGTCATCAAGGATAAAAAATGGAGCCAACGTCAATAGTTATACCCTTATCAAAGCCATTGCAGAAGAGCTTAGAGGGCTCGCAGTGGAGTACGATGTTCCTGTCGTCTCTGCGACTCAAACAACTAGAAGCGGATATTCGAACAGCGACGTGGGATTGGAAGATACGTCGGAATCCTTCGGACTCCCAGCAACAGCTGATTTTATGTTTGCACTCATCACGTCCGAAGACTTGGAGCAACGTAATCAAATTATGGTTAAGCAACTCAAGAATCGCTATAATGATCCAGGGAGCAATCGTAAGTTTGTTGTTGGTGTGGATCGCAGCAAGATGCGGTTATACAATGTAGAAGAGTCTGCGCAAGATTTATCTGACGATAGACCAATTATGGATAACACCAAATTTGGCGAAGAAGATAATGAAAGATCTAAACCAGCTTTTAAATTTGATAGAACAAAACTTGCTAGCTTTAAATAAATAATCCCATGGAGGGATTATGCCTGTCGACTGCTATTATCTAGCAGAGCAGTGGGATGGTATATCATGGGTTCGATATGAAACGTGTCAGTTTGCTAAAAGAGATGATGGTGTAGATGGTGTTTATATTGGTGCTCGCTTACAATTTAGACCTATAGAATCTATGTCTCAAGGTAAATGCCTCGATATGGAAACAAAAACTCACGCAAAATATAAAATTGGTGATAAAGAGTGGATTTGTGTAAAAACTCCTTGACATTTTACACAAGCTAGGCTATAATGATAATATGATAATTTGGAGATTGTGATGATTAGATTTTTGATTAATCTTGTAATGTTAATTGTTTTTCTTTTGTTTATGAGATGGTTAACAAATAATAATATCGAAGAAATGACACTGTACATTGGTGTAGTAGCTCTGTTCGAGCTTAATATGCTAAGGGATGCCGTAAGCGATCTTAAAAAAAATACTAAGAAACCTGACTGGAATGATTATGTATAAATAAGTGCAGGATCTAACAAGGAAACTGCGATTATGCCAACAAATAGATACGACCTTAATTTCCAACAAGGCGAAACATTTCAATTAGCACTTAACATTCAAAATGCAAACTCAATGAATATTAATTTGAGTTCGTATGTTGCTGCTATGCAGATTAGACAATCTTATACAAATAATACAATTATTGAACAATTGTCGACTGCTAATGGTGAAATTCGGGTTGCTAATTCTGGCTGGTATAATTTGGTTCTTTCTGCACAGAGAACAGGTAACGTAAGTACAAGTGGTGCTGTTGGTTATCCTCCAAAAGTTATCTATGTTTACGATTTATCTTTAACAGACCAAACTGGTATTACTACGAAAATTATGTTCGGTCAGGTTAATTTCTATTCTCAGGTTACTAGATAATGGATCCGTTTAGATACCAGCTTGCAAATACTCAACAGGTACTCTTTACATATACCATTCCTACGAGAGCATCTGCTCCTATAGCAAACGTAACAACCTATACCGCACAAATGAATAAAATACAGCAGTTACATGTATTCTTTATTAATCCTTTAGATGAAAAAGAAACTTATCTAAATCCTTATACTGGTGAAATGCAAAGTCCATATTATTGAAAGGTAAATATTTTGTCTATGCATCTTGTGGGTCCATATCTTACTACTTCTCGTTATAAATCTAAAACTAAACAATCAAAATCAAAAAAACTAGCTGAAGCGACTGCCAAACATAACAAGTGGTTGCTCGAACGTGGTTTGCATCCGAACCAACGCCAGCTTCAAAAAGCCTATCGTGGCGAGCTCGAATTTAATATTCCTGACTATACTACTGAGAGCCTGTATGAATTAGGCAATCAAGTAGGTAATGGTTATAAACGTGGCATCATGGAGAAACTTCGTGATGAATCGCCAGAGGTCCAGAAGGCTATTCTGGATAAAGCTGCTCGTTGTGAGGTAGCTTATAATAAAGGACCAGTGATGTATCACAGTCCTGAAACTGATATGAGTATGACTGGTAGCAAAAGTAGGAGAGGTTAAATGGTAGAACAAATAGAACAAGAAACAGTTAATGGTATGACAGATGAAATGAAAGAACAATATCGTTTAGATCAGCTACGATATAATCGTCAGTGGGCTGTTGAAAAAGCAATGATTTGGGCTAATTCTAACAATACTGTAGAACGTATGCTTGAGATTGCTGAGATGATGAATGAGTTTATCAATAAGGATAAAAAATAATGGATTATAAGGTTGTAAAGAAAGATAATACTTACACTGTGTTGGAAACTAAAACTGAACATAATGTTGGGACATATCTTTCAGAAACTGAAGCAAGTGTTATTGCTCGTATGTATAATCTTGGCGGTGGGTTCGCAGGTTGGACACCAAAATTTATTTTAAATAAAGTTGATGTTGAACGATATATTACTGTTGGACTTGACTAAATAAAAGTAATGAAATTGGTTTGCACCTTTAGAGGTGTTCGTGGCAAGGGAGTCGAAAGTACAGTATCGATACCAAGGAAAAGTCTGGGAATAAACAGTGGGGTTCTGTCCGGACAGCCAGTTTCTATTGCTTCAAGGGGAGATCTTAGGGTCTCCCCTTTTTCATTATATAAATATAATAAAATTAAGTCGCATTTGAAAAGGAAAACTCATGGGCTCTTTTATTAATTTTATCACTGAAGCTAAAGGAGCAGATACTGCTTTTAGTGGACATGCTAATGAACATTTCACCAATGATTTTTTAAACGCATATCAACATCATCACGATGATGCAGTTAAAAGAGGAATAGCAAATCCTCATGAACATGCATTAAGAAAAATGAATGAAATAAAATATGATCATGCGGCTTATTCCCAACATCCAGAATTAGCTAATGCTGCCAAACATTTTGGTCCGCAAGAGATGGAAAATATTCATAATGATTCTAAGATGACTGCGAATGCAATTATCAATCATTTACGTAACAAGTACGGTCAAAATGTTGCAGAAAGTATCCACGTTGGTAAAGGTGGTCCTGCAATGGTTGAAAAATTGACAGGAAAACCTTCTCAGGCTGATATTGTTGTTAGAACAAATCAAAATAAAACAGCTCCAATCGTTACTGAACATAAGGGTGTATCCTTAAAGTATTCAAAAGTTGGAAGTGGATCTACTAAAATACATTCGCCAAATTTGAAAAATATGGCAGATATTATAGAAGCCCATCATGAAAAATTACATGGTAAATCTTTTGGCCTTCATGCATTATTAAAAAAAGAAGCTGATAGAGGCTTAAGAGAACAAAGACAAGCATTAAGACCATATCATGATATTATTATGAAACATTTGGATGCTAATAGAGACCCAAATGATAAAAAATTAAAACATTTAACATATAAAAAGAATGCTGAAGGCGATTTAGAATTACACAAAGACGCTATTAGTCATATTAGAGATAGTGATGATCCTCGTGTTAGAGAAGCATATGATGCTATGGCAACTGCCAACCTAGCTATGAAAGCTAGAATGGCGCATCACTTCCATAGTGCTGTTGCTAGTGCAATGGCAGCGCCTTCAAATCCAAAAAATAATCAAACTAAAGAATCATTGTTTAGATCGATTGCAAATGTTCAGCGTCCTGAAGAAAGCAAACAACTTCCTACTATGCTAGTAAGCACAGAAAGAGGAAAAGGAACAACAATTCATGATGTAAATGATTATATCAAAAATCATATTGATGAACATGGTGTTGAAGAAACTTCTCATAACGAAGGAACTGGTGGTTTCAAAATTGGTCCTCTATCTCTTAATATTGATACAAGACCAACTACAAATAGAAATCCAGTTACTTCTTTTCCAATTAATACAAATATTTCAAATTCAGAGTTAAAAAAGAATACTGAAAAATCAAATCAAAAAGATGCAGCTGATGCTGAAGCAAAAACAGAAGTTAAACCTGTTGTTAAAAAGAAAAAGGTAGAAGTAGCACCAACACCTGTTGAAGAAAAAAGAAAAAAACAAACTGCCAGTAGCACCATCGGTGATAAATCTTTTTATAGCCCTTCTGAAATCGGTAAACACGCAGATGATGGCGGTAGATCAGTAGATGAAAATAAAAAATCATCAAAATTAGGATTGAAAAAATTACTAGAAATGATTGGAAGATAATATGTTAAGTTTTAGAGCTTTTATTATTGAAGAAGAACAAGAAGGCGAAGGTAAGAAACTAAAACATCTTACACATCTTGAGGATAAATCTTTTCATAAAGGTCATCAAGGTGTAGCTGAAGCTGATAAAACACTTCGTGGTGTTGAAAAGCAAATTGAAGGCAAACCAACTAAAACTAAAATTTCAACAAAATGGGACGGTGCACCTTCTATCGTTTACGGGCATCATCCAGAAACTGGTCAGTTTTTTGTTGCTTCAAAATCAGCATTCAATAAGAACCCAAAATTAAATTATACGCCTGAAGATATCGAGCGTAATCATGGTCATGCTCCTGGACTCGTTGAAAAACTAAAAGCAGCATTAGAGCATCTACCAAAAGTTGCACCAAAGAAAGGTGTATTCCAAGGCGACTTGATGTATACTAGACCTGATGTTGCAGCAGAAGGCGATAAAGTAAGTTTTCAGCCAAACACCATTAAGTATTCTACTCCTGAAAATGGCAGAGAAGGTAAAAAAATAAAAGCTGCTCAATTAGGATTAGTGACTCATACAAAGTATGTTGGTAAAAAACTCGAAGATATGGCAGCAACCCCAGTTGATGGTACAGAAGGTTTTAAACAACATCCTGACGTTCATCAAATTGATCCAGTAGCAAACACTGAAAATGCGCATTATACTCCTGAGATGAAAACTGAATTTCATAATCATTTGGAAAATGCACGCAGAGCATATTCTGATATGAGCCATGAATATCCAGATATGATTAAAGGCAATGAACCTTGGATTGAAGCGCATGTTAATGATCAGGTAAGAAAAGGTGGTAAACCGTCAGCTGAAGGTTTCCTAAAGTATATGAAAGATAGAAGAGATAAAGAAGTTGGTAAACTTAAATCTCCTGCTGGTCAAGAAAAGAAAAGATTAGAACACGACAAAAACATTGATAATCTAGAAAAGAACAAAGGCGAACTTGAAAAACTATTCAAGTTGCATGGCCATTTACAGGGTGCTAAAAACGTATTGGTAAGAGCTTTAAATTCGTCAGGCGATTATGACCATGAAATTAATGGTGAAAAAACAGGTCCGGAAGGATATGTTGCTGATGGTACTAAACTTGTTGATAGAGAAGATTTCTCTAAGAAAAACCTATTAGGTGCTGGTGCATTTCAAAAGAAACCAATTTCAGAATCTTATGATCCTAAGCCAATCGTTTATGCTCATGTTAGAATGAATCCTCCGACTGCTGGTCACGAAGCATTAATTAATAAAGTTAAAGAAGAAGCTGATAAACAAGGTGCTGATCATTTAATTAATGTATCCCATAGTCAGGATCCTGAAAAAAATCCATTAAGTAAAGAACAAAAACTTGCTCATCTTAGAGAGATGTTTCCTAAAACTAATTTCGGTGCTACCTCTGCAGAAGAACCAAGTTTAATTGACCATCTTAAAAAATTAAACAAAGCTGGACATAAACACCTTACATTGGTAGCTGGTAGTGATCGTGCACCTGAAATGAAAAAATTACTTGATAGTTATAATGGAAAAGAGTATAACTTTGATAAAATTAATGTAGTTTCATCTGGCGAAAGAGATCCGGATGCTGAGGGCACAACTGGTATGTCTGCAACTAAAATGCGAGATCATGCTATAAATAATAGGTTCAATGAATTTGCTTCTGGTCTTCCATCTAAAACTAAACCAGATCAAGCAAAAAGAATATTTGATGATGTAAGAAATGGAATGGATATTCCTATTAATCCAAATACTCATCCTATTAAATTAAAACGCTACGCTGAAAGAAACGATCCTATCGGCGAGAAAGCCAGAAAAGAATTAAGTCGTCGGGTAGCAGATAAAGTTACTAAGAAGAGAAAATAATGGCAATCGACGAAAGTGCATTTTTAAAAAAGTTTGCAAAAGCTCTAGGTGCAGAGGATGTACTTGATGAGATGGAACAAAAAAAAATCAAGGAGCAAAAACTTCTTGAAGGTTTAAATAATGCACTTACGAAATTGACAGTTGGTGAAAAATTAATTGTTGAAGAAACATTTAAACCAATAGAGCCAGAAATAATAGTTGAGATTGGTCGTTTACCAGAACCAGAGCTTCCTAAAAACGACATAATCAATAAAACAGTAGTAGCATTATCTAAAACAGATCAGCAAAATGGCAGCATACAAAAGGTAGCTGATTCTATCCCAGACTCATATAGAAAAGAGTTGGATATAATAAAAAAATCAATTGCTGATTTTCATCGTTTTGCACAAAGGCACTCGCAACTTGGTGGTGGTGGTGCAGGTGATG